GACTATGGGGCCTGGCCTCATCAGCGCGGGACTTCGTTACGGCTGGCCACCGTCAAGCAGAACCTGACCAAGCAATACCCAGGCGATCCCCAGGAGGTGAAGTGGACCAAGGGACTCAGGGACCTGGTGGCCAGCCTGATGGCTACCGAGTGGCGATCGAGGGAAAAGCTGGAGGTCTCGATCTCCAGGATCATGATCGATGCCAACTACGGGAAGTCCCGTAACACGGTGTATGAGTTCTGCAGGTCCAGCCAGTACCGATCCATCCTGATGCCCTCACACGGCAAGGGCGTGAAGGCCAGCAATGAGCCCCTGAATGCCAACCACACCAAGAAGCTCGGGCGAAAGGTCGGGACCCACTGGCGGATCGATCGGTCCAAGGACACCCCGATCCGTCACATCATCTACGATACCAACTTTTGGAAATCCTTCCTCCACTCGCGGCTGGCCACCGAGGCTGGCTCCCTGGGCTGCCTGAGCCTATACCAGGCCCAGCCTTATGATCATACTACGATTGCCAGACACCTGAAGGCTGAGATCCCGAGGCGGGTCAAGGCCATAAACGGTGGCAGGGAGGTGGATGAGTGGCAATGGAAACCAGACCGGCCCGATAACCACTGGCTGGACTGCCTGGTGGGCTGCTGTGTGGCTGGGTCCTTCGAGGGCTGCAGGCTGCCAGGTGATTCGGGCAAGAAGTCGGTCAGGAGTCGCGCGGCGGTGACTGATCTGGAAGGCTCCCTCCCACCTGGAGAACCACAGCAGGAGATCCAGGAGGAAACGGAACCTCAGGCCAAGCCCAAGAGGAAAAGGAGCGTAACCTATTATGAGTAAGATCAAAGCCAGGGCCTCGGTGACCATGCCCCTGTGTCCCCATTGCCAGCAGGCCAAGGGGATCCTGAAGCAGGCGGGATCCTTCCACCAGATCCAGCATGATGGGCAGCTGATCAAGCTGTTCCATGTGAAGTGTAAAGCCTGCGATCAGCCCTTTGTACTGCGGGAAATCTGGCCAATTACTCCAGAATCTGGAGAAAAAGACATTCCCCGGCCTGTCAATTCGGCCTCATGATGGCCTATAGCCTGTAGCAGGAGAACCCTATGGCAGATATGACCGAGAGAACCCGGAAGCTGGAGCTGGCCCGAACCATGGTCCAGCAGCTCGAAGATGGCCTGGCCTCTGGCGCGGGTATCTTCATGGTCCAGATGGACGGGACCATGGTCCAGTTCGAGCGGCAGAATGCTCTCAAGGAGCTGCAGTTCTGGCGCAAGGAGGTCACCAGGTACTCCAGGAAGCAGTCTCGATTTAGCTCATTCAATCTAGGTAATTCGCAATGATCACCCAACCACAGCAGACCGGTCTACTGAGTCGCGTGGCTGGGTATTTCTCCAGGTACATCGCGGCAGAATCATCCAACAAGCGGCGGGACCCTGGGACCACCATCAAGTCCTCGGATGGTGTCCTCGATTCAACCAAGCGGCGTAGGCTCACGGCTGGGGCCATCGATCTCCAGCGCAACTACAGCGTGGCCTCCTGGGCGATCCGCAAGCATCTGGACTATGTCTCCACCTTCACCTTTCAGAGCACCACCGAGGATGCGGGATTCAATGTGCAGCTGGAGAGCCTGATCAAGTGGTGGAGCAGGCCTATCAACTGCGATGTGGCCCAGCGGCATTCGTTCCGGCGCATGATCAGACTGGCGGAAGCGGCCCGAGTGATCCATGGGGATATGTTCTTCGTGAAGTTCGCCAACGGTCGGCTGCAGGCCATCGAGGGCGATCGGGTCCGAGATCCCTCAGACCGGCGGCTGGAGGAGACCTGGATCCATGGCGTGAAGGTCGGCCTGTCCGGCCAGCTCCAGCGGATCATGGTCCATCGTCGCAACCTCGATGGAGGCTACACCCAGGAGCGTGATGTCTCGGCGGGCAATGTGATCCACCTGGGCTACTTCGATTCATTCGATCAGATCCGAGGGGTGAGCCCCCTGGCCTCAGCGATCGCGGACTTCCAGGACTGCCTGGAGGTCAAGGACTACGCGCGGGCCAAGGCCAAGATCACCCAGCTGTTCGCGCTGGCGATCACCCGAGAGATGGCTGATGCAGATGAGGAGACCGGCGGCGATGAGTACCAGGTGGACCTGGGCAAGGGACCGGTGAAGGTCGAGCTGGACCCAGGCGACAAGATGGAGTTCCTCGAATCGAGGCACCCGTCCACCGAGTTCCAGCAGTTCATCCAGCTCTGCCTGCAGGCTGCCCTGAAGTCTCTGGACATACCGTGGTCATTCTTCGATGAGAGCTATACCAACTTCTTTGGCTCTCGATCGGCTTTGATTCAGTATCTCCAGAGCTGCAGGGCTAAGCGGGAAGATCTTCGAGAGATCCTGGACCGAATCACCGTCTGGAAGATCCAGCAGTGGGTGGCCCAGGGCGTCCTGACCATGCCAGCAGGGTACCGGATCGATGATCTCCAATGGGATTGGGTCCCGGCGGGCGTTCCATGGTGGAACCCAGAGCAGGAGATCACCGGCGATGTCCTGGCCATCAGCAACAAGCTGAGGACCAGGTCCGAGATCCGGCGGGAACGATACGGGGATGACTGGCGGGATGTGGTGATCAAGCTCAAGCAGGAGGATGAGTTCCTCAGGGCTAATGGGTTCGATCCGGCCACCACCGAACAGCAACCCACTGGAGCACCGGTAACGGACCCCGAGGGATCCGAAACAGATGAGCCATCCCCTGAGGTGGATGACGTAGAGGAATCAGATGGAGTACAGACTAATGAATGAGTTTTTCCGAACATCGGCCCTGAGGGCAGCTCCCACTGGTGGAGTCGATTCCGAGGCCAAGACCATCAGCGGCGTCAAGGTCATGCAGCTGGGCAAGGTCAACGATTCACGGCCCTGGGCTGTGGACCTGGAGACCCTGAACCAGGTGGTCGAGTTCGGCAATGCAGAGCCCAAGGGACTCAAGGCCCGATTCACTCATCCTTCGATGAGCGATGATGGTTTCGGGAAGTACCTCGGGCGATGGAAGAATTTTCGGATCGAGGGCGATTCGGCCTATGCGGACCTGCAGCTCTCGGATTCGAGTTTTGATACACCCAGCGGGGACTTGGGCAGCTACATCTTGAAGCTGGCCCAGGAGGACCCCACTGCGTTCGGTGTCTCGGCGGCTACCAAGCTGGCTGAGGAAATGTACCAGGAAACCCCCGAGGTCAAGGTGGTCCCCTTGCGACTGGCGGGACTGAGGGCGGTGGACTTCGTCGATGAGCCAGCAGCAACGCGCGGCGGCCTGTTCGATATGTCCTCACCCAGCGGTCTGCCTGCCCTGGCTACCTGGATCGTGGAAACCCATTTCTCTGATCGGGAGCCCCGAGAAGTGGTTGAGAGAATGTGCTCTTTTTTGTCCAAGCATTATGGAAGGGACGTTATGAGTGAAGTGCTAGCAGGTCAAGCTGGCAATGGAGAAGCTGCTCCAGCATCGGCCCCAGTGGCACCTGCTGTGCAGTCATCTCCTGAGCTGTCCATCGAGGCTGCAAAGCCTTTCATGAATCTGTTCGGTGATCGCGGCGCGAAGTGGTACCTGGAGGGCAAGAGCCTCACGGACTGCCTGAGCATCGTGAATGCAGAGCAGGCCCAGGTCATCGAGGATCTGAAGGCCCAGAACCAGGACCTGCAGACCCGGCTGGATGCAGCCCTGAAGGCCTCGGGCGAAACCGATGAGTTCGCGGTGAGTGCTCCAGCGGCTCCTGTCGATCCCAAGAAGGCAGAGGCCCTGGCCAAGGTCCATGAGATCAAGTCCCAAGGGGCCTCGGATCGCGTGGCCAAGTTCGCGGCAGCTCTGAGCAACTGAGAGCCTGTCCCAGATCGATTTGTACTGAACCAATTAAGAAACCTAGTTTGAGAGATCAATAATCATGGCTGACGCCTATTTGACAAGTGCCAACGTGGTGACCTTCAACAAGGTGGACATGGACCTGAATCTGTCCGATGTCCTCGATGATGCACCACTGTTGCGGGTTTTGGCGGCTCGGACCTGCCGATCCAACACGTTCGTATACACCAAGAAAACGGCCAACCCTGCTGTTGGGTTCCGTGACATCAACGATGGTGTTGAGAATGCCAAGGGAACCTATTCCCAGGTGACCAACACCCTCAAGTTCCTCGATGCCTCCTTCGCGGTCGATGAGGCGGCTGCCCTGGTCGATGAGCGTGGTGTGGATCACATCATGGGCATCGAGGCGATCTCCCACATGGCCCAGGCCATGGCAGAGATCGAGGAGCAGATCTTCTACGGCACCGGCAACCAGGCGGCTGGTTTCAGCGGCTTGGCCAACCAGACCAACCTGGACGGCGCGAGCGATGCCCAGGTGGTCAACGCGGGCGGGACAACGGCATCCACCGGCAGCTCCTGCTGGCTGATCCGTACCGGTGAAGAAGATCTCCAGATGCTCTGGGGTCAGCAGGGCGTGATCACCATCAGCGAGCGTATGCGAGTCGAGCGAGCTGGATCGGCCCAGGGTCGATTCTGGGCTCTGGCTCATGCGATCCATGGCTGGTGCGGCCTGAAGATCGGCACCACCTACAGCGCGGTGCGAATCGCCAACCTCACGGCAGACAGCGGCAAGGGCCTCACCGATAGCCTGATCTCTCAGGCCTTGGAGAAGTTCCCAGCCAATCGTGGCCCGAACTACATCGTGATGAATCGTCGCTCCCTGGGTCAGCTCCAGCGATCCCGTACAGCGACCAACCCAACTGGAGCACCTGCTCCATTCCCAACCGAGGCCTTCGGTGTGCCTGTGATCGTCACCGATCGAATCCTGTCCACCGAGACCTTGCTAGCGTAATTATGGCAACACTAATGGAAACGGCAGTCCTGGCGGCCTATAAGGGCCACCAGGCTGTCCATGGCGTCGATGTGACCATCAGCAGGGGAGCCAGCTCCACTGCCATCAGTAAGGCTGTGCCTGGACGGTCCCAGCATGATGTCACATCGAATGGCCAGGTGGTCGAACAGGTCCAGAGCAGGGATTACCTGATCCCTGCCTCGGCCTATAAGTTCGGTGGTGTGGCCACCCTGCCTCAGCGCGGGGACCGGATCACCGAGGGGAGCAAAGTCTATGCTGTGCTGGCCATGGGCTCTGAGGCCCAGTGGCGATACACGGACCAGACCCAGCTCATCCTGAGGATTCATACCAAGGAAATGTAAGACCATGCCCAGTGTAGGTGAGAACCTGGCCAGCGCGGTGGTGACCTACCTCGATGGCCTAACCCTGTCCCAGTCCTTCACCCCAACCAAACAGCTGGTTCCTGTGTTCGAGCGGGATCAACTGAGCGGCCTGGAGGTCACGGTCCATGCGGGGCCTGTCCAACGGCAGCGCATGACCAGGGGCGGGGTCTGGCAGAAAACCTACGCGGTGGGCGTGGTCATTCGCTATGCGGCGGACAGCAACCCGGCTGGCCTCGAAACCAAGGCGGGGGAGCTGCAGCTGCTGGCGGAGGAAATCATGGAGGCCCTGGGATCGGCAACGATGGCAGGACTTCCGGCGGTGGAGATCGAGCAGGATCTCCCGTTTGACCTGGGCCAGGTCATGGATAATGGCCTACTGAAAACTGAAATCATCATTCGCTATAGAGGACTTTAATCATGGCCCATGTACTCTCAGAAAACGCAAAATTTTATCGTAACTCAGGCTCCTATGGTTCACCCACCTGGGACCTGATCAGCAACGTCAAGGACCTAACCCTGAACCTGGACAAGGACGAAACCGACGTAACCACTCGGGCGTCTGGCGGATTCAAGGAATTCGTGGACGGTCTGATCGATGCCTCGATTGAATTCTCCATGCTGTGGGACACCACAGACACGGACTTCACGGCAATCCGAACGGCCTTCTTCGCCAAGACTTCGATCGAGTTCCTGATCCTCGATGGCCTGGTGGCCACAGCGGGATCTCAGGGGCTGCGTGTCACCGCGATGATCAAGTCCTTCACTCGAAACGAAACCCTGGGCGAGGCCCTCATGGTCGATGTGACAATCCGGCCTGTGAAGAATGCCAACGCGGCCCCTGCCTGGTATACCGCGGTCTAATAGACCTATTTGTGTCCTTGAATATCTAACACAGGTGATATGAGAGATGCGGACTTTTACGGACTCGAAAGGGCACCAGTGGCGGCTCGATGTCACTGCTGGTGTCCTGATGGACATCCAGACCGAGATGGGCCTGAACCTGCTGGACAACCCCGAGGAATTACCTGAGGGGTTCAAGCAGCTGGTGGGGATCCTCTGGATCACCTGCTCAGAGGAGGCCAAGGCCATGGGAGTGACTCCTCAGGAGTTCGCTCACCGGCTCGGAGGGAAGGTACTCCAGGAGGCGGTGGACAAGTGGATGAGGGAGTGGGCGGATTTTTTCGTCCACCTGTCCCCGGCTCGTGGTCAGGTGATCGCGGGGATGTGGGACAAGGCCAAGGAGATGGACTCGGCAAAAGCAGAGGTAATCAAGAAAGCATTCTTGTCCACCTCTACAGACTGGCAGGAGTTGCTAGGCAAGACCCTAGACACCTGAAGGGCTGGCAGATCCTGGAGATGGCCCGAGGGGCCAGGCCAGAGCTGTTTGTCCCCCAGAAGCGAAACGGCAAGAAGGGGACTAGGATCCCACTAAAATCAGGCAGCATCGATGCGTTAAAAGTTTTCCTACCTCCTGGAGCTGATCAGGCTAATGTCAATCCAACTGAGGGGGAAAGGAAACTTCAAGAAGATCATGAGGCTGAGGGAGCAGGCGATCAAGCGGGCGGATAAGGCCACCGTGAAGGCCCTGGACCGGTTCGGCGCGGTGATCCGTCAGGACTCCAAGCGGCTCATCGGGTCACCTGCCAAGCCCAGGAGAATGGAATGGAAAATGGTGGACGGTCGTAGGGAAATGATCGTCACACCTCCATCTAAGCCTAGATCCCCAGGCCAGCCACCGAGGGCCAGGACCGGCCATGAATACTACAGCCTGAGGAACATTCGGTTCATCTCGGACTACAAGAAGGCCCGAGTTAGGATCGGACCCTGGAGGACCGGAAAGACCAGCTACGGCGGCAAGACCATCCCAGACCTGCAGGAGTTCGGCGGGACCATCACCACTCGGGTGAGGTATATCCAGAACAATCTCACCCGGCAGAATATCAGGAAGCGTAAAGGCCAGCTAACCAGGATCAGCTCCAGGGTGACGATGATCGAGTCCAAGCTGGGCAAACCGGCCACCTTCAAGATTCCCAAGCGTCCGTTCATGCGGCCAGCCTACAGGAAACATAAGAGCAAGGCGACTAAGATATGGGCAGATTACTATAAGGCAGCGAGGCGTAAACCATGAGCGCAGAACTAGCAGGCCAGGCCTATGTGGAGATGTCCGTCAGGGGCAAGGAGCAATTCTCCAAGGCCTTCACCGAGATGCAGGCCTCGATCAGGACCTTCTCGGCCAGGATGGGTGACCTGAACAAGGCCAACACCAGCGGCCTGAAGCGAGCCCTCGGGTCAATCCAGAGCGGATTCAAGGACCTGGCCAGCTCGGCGGCAAAGTACGGGAAGCTGATCGGCGTAGGTCTGGCGGCTGGTGCTGTGGCGTTCTTGGCCCAGGCCATCAAGAAGGCCTCGGACCTGCAGGAGACCCTGAACAAGTTCAACGTGGTATTCGGCAGCAATGCCAAGGCCATGCAGGACTGGGGTACCCAGTTCGCCCAGCAGATGGGCAGGTCCAGGGGCGAGACCCTCAAGTTCATGGCGGATATGCAGGGGTTCGTGGTCCCCATGGGCGTGGATCCCCAGCAGGCCATGCAGATGAGCCAGGCCATGACCCAGCTCACCTATGACCTGGCCAGCTTTAACAACGTATCCGATGAGGAGGCCTTCACGGCCCTGATGAGCGGCCTGAGCGGTGAGGCTGAACCCCTCAAGCGGTTCGGCGTGATCGTCAATGAAACGGCGGTCAAGGCTGAGCTGCTGAAGCGTGGCCTCGATCCCTCCACGGCCAATGAGGCCCAGAAGGCCATGGCCAGGTACAACATCATCCTGCAGGGGACAGCGATGGCCCAGGGTGATGTGGATCGATCCTCGGACAGCTATGCCAACCGGCTGAAGGCTCTCCAGGCGGCATGGGATGACCTGTCGGCCCAGATCGGGACGGTGTTCATGCCTGTGGCTGAGGCCCTGGTGGGCTGGCTCAGGCAGTTCATCCAGGAGCTGGGCGGCAGTATCGGCACGATGGATGGAGCCACCGAGAGCCTCAATGGCGTGGGCGGTGGTGGGTCCTGGCTGATGACCATCGTGGGCGGGCTGATCAAGTTCTGGAATGCCCTGGCCTTCGTGATCAACGGCGCGGTGTTCCTGATCCGAAAGTTCTTCAGCCTGATGATCTCGGTGGCCAAGCTGGCAACGAACAATCCGGTGACCAAGAAGCTGTTCGGAACGGACAACATCGAGGTGGCAACGGCTGCCCTGCAAGCGGCCCAGGATGAGCTGGAGAAGGGGGCCACCGATTCCTGGGAGGCTCTCAATAAAAACATCGATGTATTTGGTGAGAACGGCGTCGAGAATTGGATGCGTGGGTTCGGGGATAGCCTCAGGCAGGCGCGGGAGAAGATGAAAACGGACCAGCCAGGCCAGGATGGTAAGCCTGTCGAGAAGGTCCGCGCGGACCTGTCCCAGATCGAGGATCTCAAGACCGGCCAGAAGGAGAGCCCCGAGGCCCTGAGGAAGAAACAGATCGATGAGATCCAGGCCCAGATGGATGCCCTGAAGGAACGGACAGGGGAGGTGGCCACACCTCAGGCCCTGGAGGCCAACACCCTGGCAGCCATGGAGAAGTTCCGAGAGAACCAGCAGAACGAATTGAAGGCCATCCAGCAGAAACAACTGGCAGCCCTGGAGCGCATGAAACAAGCCTTGGAAGATCCAGAAACAACCCTTGTAGCGATCGGGAGTTAAACGTATGTCAATGGTGGTGGGAATCAACCTGGGTCGAAACGGCAGGGACTCATGGAACAATGACCAGCTGAGAATCGATACCCAGCATACGGTGGTCTACAAGGTGGTCATGACCACCGGCTCGGGCCTGAGCGGCTCCCTGTGGGAAGCAGCCACCGAGTACAACGTGGCCCAAGTCTCTGGAGTACCCGTCATTGGCTCCCTGTCTGCGATCGTGGCTGGGGCCTATTGCATTGATCGGCAGTTTAATGAGGTGGGGCCAGCTGTCTGGGAGGTGGAGTGTCAATTCTCCAACGTCAGCCAGAAGGCGAGCGAGGCCCAGCAGTCCAATGAACCTTGGAACCTGGAGCCCACCTGGCGGTGGTCCTCGGAGAACATCGAGGTCCCTCTCACGTTCGATGCAGACGATCCCACCAAGGCCATCGCCAACTCGGCAGGGGAGAGCATCGCGGGGGCCACCACCGTCATTGCCCTGCCTGTCCTGACCATCCGGCGGTTCGAGCTGGGGTTTGCGGATTCTGTGATCCGCAACTATACAAACAGGCGGAATGAGACAACCTTCTGGGGATACTCGGCGGGGAAGGTCCTTTGCTCCAGCATCACGGCGGAACCAGAGAAACGCGACAATGTGAAGTACTGGTCTGTCGAGTATGTGTTCAAGATGAATGTCACCGATTACGGCTGGGACCTGCTCCTGCTGGATGAGGGGACCTATTACTGGTCGGGCGGTGCTCCAGGAGCTGGGGTCAAGACTCCGTTCGGGGACTCGGCCTTCCAGCAGGTGATCGGCAATCTGAACGGGTCGGGCGGCAAGAATACAACCACCACCCCGGCCTTTGTCGGACCATATAAGCGATACAAGAAAGCAGACTTTAACGATCTAAGCCTCGGACCATGGACATGGGCGTGATGAAATGGCAAAGAAAGAGCATGTAACATTTACCCGCAAGACTGCTGAGATCCTCAACGGCATGGCCAAGGATCACATCGTCGGCAGTTCCGGTGTCCAGCAGCGCGACAAGCCCGGCAACACGGTGGGCAAGTGGGTCATGAAGGCCACCACCACCATCACGGCCTGTGACTATCGCTGTCTCGGGTCAGGTGAGAGTGTCCAGGTCCCAGTCCCTGGCAGCGGTACGGCTGAGATCTGCTACCGAGACCCTGCCGATAACAAGCTGAAGGTCTACAAGCAGGATGGATCCACATCGAGCAGCGGCCAGGTCTACAGCCTCCTGAATGAGGAGATCCCGGTGGGCAGGTATTTCCTGGCCACCCGAGACCTGGCTGGGACCCTCTGGGCTGAGGCGGTGTTCCAGGCGTGTGAGAACGGCTCGAGCGGCTCTGGTGGATCCGGTTCAGGCTCGGGCGATGGTTCAGGAGGTGGAGCGGGATCGGGGGCCAACTGCATCGACGTAGTGACAGACGTTCGCTTCGATGTCTACACCTGCCAGCTCATCGTCTGTACGCGCAATATCTGTTTCCCACCTGGGACCATCATCGGACCTGAGGACTGCGGCAGCGGCAGCAGCGGCGGCTCTGGAGGCTAACCATGGGCAAGACTCTGGATGTGAGGGGCTGTGCGGCCTGCTGTGGCTCTGGATCCAGTGGGTCTGGCTCCTCGGGCTCGGGCTCCTCGGGGAGCGGTTCTAGCGGCTCTGGGAGCGGTTCTAGCGGGTCCGATGGATCAGGCTCCAGCGGCAGCGGTACCGGTTCGGGATCAGGCTCTGGCTCTGGATCTGGCTCGGGGTCCGATGGTACAGGGACCGGCTCGGGATCCTCGGGTACCGGCAGCGGGACAGATGGCTCGGGTACTGGGAGCGGGTCCTCGGGATCTGGCTCGGGTTCGAGCGGGTCCGGCAGCTCGGGAAGCGGGTCCAGCGGTAGCGGCTCAGGGTCCGGTTCCGGCTCGGGTGTCGTCGAGGCCTGTGTCTATGAATGGAACGGCGAAAGCTGGGTTCTCATCGATGATACCTGCAATCCTCTATTACAATGCACCTGTTTTCCACCGATGGATTCCGGCACCTTCGTGGGCGAGATCCAGTATTCCCCTTGTCAATGTCTCGATGGCAATATATGAGCGAGTGCAACCAGATCCTGGAGATCGATGGACAGCGGACCTGCAGGGTAGCCAATTACTGGGCTGAGGGTCGGCCCGTCCCGGTGAACGAGTCGGCCTGCAAGGTCTGCATCAGCTGCCCTGTCCCTCGGGGGATCAACAGGGTGACCGTCAGCCTGGCCATGGGCCAGCTGGCCAAGGTGGCCCCGGCGATCTACAAGGCCAAGCTGGGAGCAGCAGCTCCCCACCTGGTCCCACCTGGAGCACCAGAGAGGATGGTCCGGTATGCCAAGGCCACAGCGGACTGGGTGAAGGCTGGCAGGCCCACCAGGACCGATGGCGAAGTGGCCCAGATCCTGGAGATCTGCAAGGCCTGCCCCGAGTGGCTGGCAGAGCAGGGGGCCTGCAGGCTATGCGGCTGTTATATTAACTCTGGTACGGCTTGGACCAATAAGGCTAGGCGTCTGAACGAACATTGCCCACAGGAGAAATGGTAATCATGGCGAATCATCGAGGCTTGACCCAGGACTGGAGCATCGAGGACTGCAAGGCCCTGATGAGGCAGCCACCAGGCCCCTGGCCCAGCGGCTGGAGCGGATACCCCAATATCTGCCAGGCCTTCAGGGAGATGTTCCAAGAGGCGGCTGAGAGTGCTCCAGAGGGTCCGGCCCAGTGGGATAACCCGCGCGGGATCGTCATCTGCGGCGGGGGCTGGCGATTCTTTGCCAGCCTGTATGTCACCGTCCGGCAGATCCGGGCGCATGGCTGCCAGCTGCCGATCCAGATCTGGTACCTCGGGGATCGCGGCGAATTCGATGTCCGTATGCAGATGGCCCTGGAGCCCTACGATGTGGGCTGGGTCTGTGCCAATAGCTACCAGCGGATCAACCAGATCCCCAAGCGGATCCTGGGCGGCTGGGAGATGAAACCGCTTGCGGCCCTTCATGCTCCCTTCCGGGAGGTGATCTGCCTCGATGCGGACAGCTACCCCTGCCAGAATCCCGAGGTGTTCATGGCCCACCCGGAATTCGAGCGAGTCGGCGCGGCCTTCTGGCCTGACCAGCTCAAGCTGGAGGCGGGCCAGTGGGAACGGTTCGGCCTGCAGTTCCACGATGAGCAGGCCTTCGAGTCCGGCCAGTACATCGTGGACAAGGGCAGGCACTACAAGGCCCTTTGGCTCTCGGACTGGCTAAACGATCACTCAGACTATGTGTATCACCACATCTATGGTGACAAGGATACGTTCCACCTGGCCTGGCGACTACTCGGCCATGAATGCTGCATCCCCACCACTCACCCCGGCTGGGACCAGGTGGCCTTCCTCCAGATGGACTTCGATGGTCGGCCCCTGTTCGTCCACCGGACTCGGGACAAGTTTCGGTGGAACGGATCGATTGATAACCAGGATGTTCCCAAGTGGTACATGACTGCCCAGTGGCATCCCGAGGTGCAGTTCATCCCCAGCCTACCGGATGAGGCCCAGGCCCACCGGTTCTGTCGAGAGTCTTCGGAGCTGATCCGGCCCTGGCTCCATTTCCACTACACCGATGGCCCCGAGGGGATCTGCAGGAAAACCTGGGATGAGGTCAGCCTCTACAATGAATACCGGCTGCCCCACCAGTTCAAGCCCACTGATGTGATCCTCGATGTGGGAGCCCATGTTGGATCGTTCTCCTGGAGCTGTCTAAGGCGCGGGGCTGGCCTGGCCATCGCGGTCGAGCCCATGACCGAGAACCTGGACCGTCTGAGGGTGAATCTGTCCAGCCACAGCGGGCGGGTCGATGTCATACCGAAGGCGATCTGGTTCGATGACCAGGGCGTGGTGATCCGGGGAGATGGCTGCCATGCCTCTGGGGTAACCTCCACCTTCAACCTGGTGAACGATGGCCAGGGAGCCTCGGAGCGGCTCATCCAGACGATCACCCTGGAGAACCTCATCGACTATGCGGCCACCAGGAGCATCGAGGGCCAGGTCAGGCTCCTGAAGCTGGACTGTGAGGGCGGGGAGTACCCTGGGATCCTCTGGGCCTATAACCTGCATAAGGTGAGAGCTATTTGTGGCGAGATACACAGAAACACCCAGATCAAGGGCCAGGTGTACTCCACCGAGGACATCGTCAGGAAGTTGGAGGCTGACGGGTTCACTGTGACCAGGACCCAGAACGGACCCAATACCGATCTGATATGGGCAGAAAGGAAGGTGAGCTAATGTTAAGGACAGCGATCTGGTGGACCACCATGGCTTGCAATTTCAAGTGCAAATACTGCTGGGAGGTCCAGGCCCAGGAGCGTGGCGAGTTCAAGCCCGAGCCCTTCCAGCCCTGGAAGAAGTGGCTGGAGGCCTGGAATAGGCTCAAGCCTCGGTTCCTGGACATCACCGGCGGGGAGCCCTTCCTGCCCGGTATCGGCCTGATGGAGGTCCTCCAGGGTCTCGATCCCGAGATCCTGGTCTCGATCACCAGCAACCTGTCCCACCCGATCCTGGAGTTCGTCCAGAAGATCACCCCGAGGCAGGTCCACTCGATCACGGCCAGCTTTCACCCGAGCGAGAACGGGACCAAGGCCAACCCCATGAACCCTGAGCTGTTCATCGGGCGCGTGAAGCTGCTCCAGGAGTTCGGGTTCCAGGTCACGGTCAACATGGTGGCCTGGCCTGAGCAGATCTGGCTGATCCCTCACTGGGTAGCGATGTTCGAGGCCCAGGGAATCAAGTGGCATGTGGACCCGTATGCCTCGATGACTTATTTTCCGTGGGTCTATACCGAAAAGCAGAAGGAGCTACTGGCCAGGTACATCACACCCAACAGGGTCCAGGGGGTGAATGCCCAACCTGATGGCAAGGTGGTGAGCTGCTCGGGCGGGATCGATCACCTGTCGGTCCAGCCTAACGGCGATGCATACCGGTGCATCCTGGAGCGGGAACAGTTCATCAACAAGCTGGGCAACGTGTTTGATCCTGAGTTTGGCCTGATGACTGCTCCCCTGGAGTGCCACCAGGCCTGGAGGTGTCCGGCCTGTGACAGGGACAAAGTTCAGATCGTGGAACTAAAATAGGGCAGGATCACCTGCCCTACCAAACCCTACCAAACCCTACACGGCCCGGCTTAGCCTCCCAGCTGCCTGTGGTCTTTCACCTCGGCCAGGTGGAACAAGTTCAGCGGGGCCAGGGTCTCCTGCCAGGCGATCAGCGCGTCCTCCTTGTCCCGGTGGTGATGACAGAACCTGCCATCCTTCTCCCAGTCCTCAGACAGGACCCAGTGGCCCTCATGCATGAGGATGTCTCCCTTGTCCATCAGGAGGTCGATGGCCCAGTCCAGGGCCTCCTGTTCTGACTCGAACAGGTGGACCATCATCTGACCATGCGGGGAAACATCCTTGAATTCTGCGTCCTCGATACATGCGAAAATTGCGTACATAGCGATCCTTTCAAAATAAATAAATTAAGTGTTACTAAGACAGGGGTGGTACTTGGCGGCATACAAACATTTTTCAAGATTCATTTGCTTGTTGTCATTCCATAGACCCAGTGCCGTTAATGGGTCATATTCAACAGGCTCATCTCCTGGCATATATTCAGGGTCCAGATCTTCCAGGTATCTGCAAACTGCTGCCATATCGCTCCATATTCTGGCGATGCGTATCACGTCTGAGATGGTTCGGTCCGAAATTTCTAAGGTGTGCCAAAACTCAGCTTTCAGAGCTCGCTGCATCCGAGCCAGATCCTTCCTGCATTTAGAATCTGCGCAATCATCAATGGAGCGAATGTAGATATCATGCGGCCCAGGATGTCCTGTGACTTCAGTAGTCTGACCACATACAAGGCATTCGTGTCTCAATGTGTTAAGTGGTTTATGTTTCTTCTTTGCCATAGAGCTACTCCCTGAGTGAGTAATAAGTGGTGACTTTTCCATTCGCGGCTGGATGGCTGCGAACCTCAACAACCTGGGCCTGGACCATCGAATCGATGATTCGGTCCAGGTCCTTGGCGTTCCATTTCACGGCCCTGATCAGCTGGGATCGGCTGCAGAGCTGAGTCCTCTTGGTGTAGGCCTGGATGATCTTCCTAACCCGTTGCCATTTCTGCTGGGCAGGATCGTCCGAGGCCACCTCATCGGCCATCACGGCAATGAATCGCTCGGTGGTCCAGCTGGCGAATTCGACACCCCAGCGGGCTGCCTGGTCATCGATGCAGGGGGCCTCGGGATCGCGGCTGCAGGCATAGATCAGGGCCAGGCGTCGAGCCTTCTCGATGGCCCTGGCCCAGACAGCGGCCTCGGATTCGTTCTGGCCAGCATCCTCGGCCTTCTTGACCAGGCCCCGAAAGATCTCACTGGCGGCTGGTGTCTCGGGGACAAGGAGGGCCTCGGGAAACATCGAGTTCAACCCACCACCCGGCCTGAGGTTTGCCCAGTAGGCTGCCCTCTGGAGGATCGATTCAGGAGGATCTGTCTCGGTGATGTCCTCGGACCTGGGCCTCGGGCCTGTGTCGATGACAATCATTCGCGCGGCGAATCCGTCCTGGAGGTGGCCTTCCTCCAGGCCTGACCAGAAGTGCTCGGGGACGGTCATCCCCAGGAAGCTGCAGCAGGGACACTGAACCTCCTTGTTCTGTTTGCTGTCGGCGTAGGACTTCTGCTTCCAGGTCCCACCGGCCTCTCCCCACAGCTCCAGGAGGGCCTCCTGGACAGCGTGAAGGTGAGCCCCTCCCAGCTTGGCCTGGGTCTTGGCCAGGAAGCGGCCAAACTCATCCCAGATGTACAGCTTGGACCGGCTCACGATGAGATCCGAGGCCAGGGCTGAGTCTGAGGAGACCTTGCCCCCGTACATCTGGCCCTGCTGGATCTGGTTCAAGATCTTCTTGACACAGCTCTGGGGAGCCTGCTTGCCACCTCCCGAGGGAGCCAGGGCGATCAGGTACAGGTTAGACCTGTTCCCTGAGCGGTCCTTGTATTTGGATCCGATCAGACACCCCTGGAGGGCCACAGCGGCCACCATGGACAGGATCCGGTTCTTCCTCGGGTTCTGGCTGGTGATCCACTCGGCCACCTCACCGATGAACCCAGGGACCTGGAGCAGATGCTCGGGGAATGTCCCCTTGTCCTTCTTGCCTCGGGCCAGGAGGTCCCCGAGGTACACATCGTACTGATCCAGCTCGGATCGGCTAAGCGGCTCGGCGGACTGCTCCAGCCTGGTGGACTCATCCTCCAGCATCCAGCCAGCGGATCCTTCCCTCTGGCCAGCGGCCTCGGCCTGTCTGAGTTTGTGCTCCAGCTCTCGATGGCTCCATGGTGGCTGGCAGGTCATATTCCAGGCCTGCAGGATCGGCCTGGCTCCATCGATGCCCAGACCGAAACCGGTGGTCAGGACACAGGCCAGGCGGTAGGTCACCCCATGGCCATCCTGGCCCGAGATCGCGGGCGGATACTCCCTGGCGTACAGCTCGGCCCTCTGGTAGGCGTCGGGCCTGTTGCCCTTTGGAGCTGGCCTCGGAGCTGCTGGAGCTGGAGCAGGCGGTGGTGGTGGCTCTGGTAGGACCACCTGAGTCAGCCAGTCCAGGCCAGCCTGGCAGTAGGTCACCTGCTCGGCAGGTCCCCACTGGTCCCCGGTCACGGTAAAATAGCGGCCAGAGGAGTAGATCTCCAGGTGGGCTCCCGGCTTGCCTGGGATGTTCAGCCTCCTGCCTCGGTCCAGATTCGGCTGGCCCTGCAGGAAGATCTTGAGGCCCTTCCCCGAGGGGCTCATCTCGGTATAGCTCGGGAACCAGCTCAGGACATCCCTCGCCCACTGGTCCAGCTCTCCCTCCTCGGTGAAGCAGTTATCCAGGTCGATCCCCACAAAGTCATCAGCCTGTGAGAATACAAAGCCTACCCCATACCAGAGCCCAGGGCTGGCCTCCATCGCGCGGCAGGCCTCCTCGAAAGTGCTCCAGTGGGTGGGATCGGTCGAGCTGGCCCTCTCACCGGTGATCCTGTATGGGACCTTACATCCCTTGTCGGCCCTCTGCTCCAGCTTCCAAAGTACCCACTGAGGTGTCCTGGCCATCGCTTCTGGTATCTTCATTGGTGTGTCTCTTTTGCTTCTTGCTATCTTTCCTCGGTCTCCAGCCCATTTCACGCGCCACCTTCTGCTGGTCCCTGGGGTATTTCCCCTTGGCCTCTCGGATGACAGCGGCCCTGGCCCAGATCCAGGCATCGGTCAGCGGCTCCAGGTCCTCGGTGGGATCGGCCCCCGAGGACAGGGTCCTAACAATCTGTCTCTCGATGAAGGGCGGATAGCAGGGCAGGCCATTCCTGTCCTTGTGTTCCATGCTCGGCAGAATTCTGTCCATTTGTGTCTCTCATCGGAAAAGGTGATCTTTCACATCAGCGGTCTCGATTGCGTGCTGGTAGGCTGCCCAGTCCATCTCGGGAGCGGGCCTCATCTCCACCTGGAGGATCTCGGGCCATCGCTTGCCCTGGGTCCACCTCAGCTCCATCCTGGCGGGCCAGGTCAGCAGCTCGGGCAGGTCCTTGAGCAACCAGAAGGCCTTCCAGACCGAGGTGGGGCAGTCCACCGAGGTCCTGGCCTGCCACCAGGCCTCGGCCTTCTTCCTGGCATAGCTTCCCTTGGGATGCTCCAGGCAGATGTATTCACTCACGGCGGTGATCCCGGCCAGCTTGTAGGTGACCCTGAGGGTCCTCGGGCTGTCCGGTGTTTTGCCACTGTATACGGTGTAGGTCGGCTGGCCTCTCACCTCCACCCACTCGGTCGAGACCTGTGGCTTGCCACTGGACAGGACCGGCAGATCCGAGGCCTCGGCCTCATGCTTGGCCTCGGGCGGTGGCCACTCGAAACCACAGGCAGGGCATTCCCTCACCTGGATGGCCACCAGCTCCTTGCATTTCGGGCAGGCCCTGTCGGGAGCCTCACCTGGAGTACCTCCACCCGATCCCGAGGCCTTCAGTTTAGGCGGCTTCAACTGGTCCACCGGCCCATGGCGTTCGATGTTCCCAGCAAAGTCCAGGATCAGGGTGTTCTGCTTCGAGGGATGCAGCCTCAGGCCTCTCCCGATCATCTGATACAGCAAGCCAGGGCTCATCGTCGGCCTGAACAGTCCCACACAGTCCACATTCGGGGCGTCGAAACCAGTGGTAAGGACATCGATGTTCACCAGATAGCGGATCTGCTGGGCCTTGAATCGCTCCAGGATCGAGGCCCTCTCACCGGCGGGCGTGTCTCCATCGACATAGGCCACCTGGTCAGCATGGACCTGCTGGATCAGGAGATCCCGGACCATGGCGGCGTGTTTCTTGCCACAGCAGAACAGGAGGCAGCTGTGGCGATCGTGGGTCCAGCTCAGCAGCTCCAGGACAGCGGCGCGGACCACATCCTCCTGGGCGGCGTGGGCATCGAGGTCCTTCTGGACAAATTCGCCACCCCTGAGGCCCACTCCCTCGGTGTCCATGCGGTGGCTGGGCTCCTTGGAGGTCAGCGGGCAAAGGTGGCCCTCCTCGATCAACCTGAGCAGCGGGACCTGGTAGCAGATCTCGGTCAGGACCTTGTCCTCCCCACAGACCAGGCCCGAGTCCAGCCGGTAGGGCGTGGCGGTCAGGCCCACCACCCTCAGCTGCGGGTTCACCCCCTGCAGGTGTTTGATCATCTGCAGGTACATCCCGTCACCATCGCTGGGGATCAGGTGGGCCTCATCGATGATCACCACATCCCGGTGGCCCAGATTCAGGCAGGCCTTTTTCTTATAGCTGCTCTGGATCTGAGCACAGACCACAGCCTGGTGGTACTCCTTGCGTTTGAGGCTGGCTGAGAAGATCCCCACATCGAGGCCAGGGGCCAGGATGGAGCATTTCTCGGCGTTCTGTTCGATCAGTTCTTTCCTGTGGGCCAGGACCAGGGCTCTGCCTGACCAGGCCAGGATGTCCCGGATCATCATCCCGATCACCAGGGACTTACCGGCCCCGGTGGGGAGTTCGATGCAGGGATTGCCTGGCCTGGTCCTGAAGTATTCCCAGCAGGCCTGGACCGATTCGGTCTGGTACCAGCGGGGATCCATTAGGCCTGGCCCTCCACAACTGGACGGGACTCAGGAAACTCACTCTGTCCTCGGACCCAGACATCCGCGCCCAGCTCCTTGGACAGGCGATTTTTGAGGTCATCCACCAGCAGGATGGAGAGATCGGACTGCGAAACGATCTTCAGCCCATTGTTGGTGTCGATCACGGCCTTGGCGGTAGAGTCGAATCTGGGAGTGAACAGGGCCTCCAGGATGCAGGACTGGCCTCGGTACTGGACCACCTTCTTGAGGTCAGCCTCACTCACCGGGCGACAATTCACCTTCTCCAGGACAAAGCAGGGGAACAGGTAGGGCGTCCCGGCCAGGGTGAATCCGTACTCATCGTTGTGATGATTGATCCTCACGATGCTGCCGATGTAGCGATCCATCCCCGGCATCCAGGAGCTACTCCAGCCTGCCTCGAAGTCCTTCGCGGCCCTGGTGACCTTCACCCAGTCCCCGGCCTTCAGCCCCGAGGCTCGATGGAGATCGCGGTAGTCCGGCTCCTTCTTGGTGCGGGCGAATTTCCACAGGGAATAGATCCCCTGCGAATCGGCCCCGAGGTAGGCGATCCCGAGGTGATCCTTTTGGGGCAGGATCTGGACCAGCTCCTGGTCATGCCAACTCTGCTCATTGTTCGAGAATTCCACCTTCTTGCCGATGTGGTCCGGCGTCACCGGTGTGTAGTTGCTCATCTGTGTGTCTCCTGAATGTGCTCTTTCACCTTGGCCAGGGCGGCATGGTAGATGGCCCTGGCAGTCTCCCTGTTGGTCCCAACCTTTTTGGCAGCGTCCCTGAGGCTGATCTCCTGGATCAGATGCAGGTCCAGCAGCTGCCACTCCACCTGGTCCAGGATCTCCCTGGCCAGGCTCACTAGGTCCGAGGTGGTCTCGGTGGTCACTCGATCGATCTGAGGCCCCTGGTGGGTCACCCGGCTCAGTTCGCGGGCCAGGGTCCTCATGGCCCTCAGTCTGGCGTGTTTGCGGTTCATCCCCTGGAGGATCGCCAGGGCCAGAAGCTGGTAGGCCTCCTGGGGTTCAACCCGGAATCTCCTGGCCATCCAGGAGGCCTGTCTGCTCATCCATTCCTCATGCCTCTCCAGCATTCGCAGACCCGCCCAGCCCTGGTGTGTCTATTTGTGTCTATCAGGTCCTAGAAGGGGATCTCATTCCCATAGGCGTCGTAAGACGGCTCCTGAGGCTGGGCCTGGGCCTGAGCCTGCTGAGCCCAGGGAGGAGGTCCGGCGGGGGCCTGAGGGGCCTGAGACTGGACGGGCGGCTGATAGGCCTGCTGCTGAGGCTGTTGCCACTGCTGGGCCTGAGGCGGTCTCTGACCACCTGGAGGACCATAGGCTGGGGCTGGCTGTTGCCAGGATCCCTGAGGGGCCTGGGGCCTCTGCTGTGGAGCAGCTGGGGCAGGGCGGGGCGGCTGGTACTGCGGCTGGCCCATGGGAGCGGCTGGGGCCTTGCCCTTGGCCTTGGCCTGAGGCGGTGGAGCAGCCTGGGTGGACCAGTACGCGCGGGCCTCATTGTGGAGGCTGCCATCGTTCCAGGTCTCCACCGAGAGGCGACACCAGAATGGGATCCCATGCAGCTCCTCGGTCTCCCGAGGGCTCATGACCCCAACCGCGCGGCAGAGGTTAGCCAGGATGCGGCGTCCCACCTCCACAGCCTTTGGGTTCGCGTGCTCCAGGGTGAAGTTCGCAAAGGCCTTGCGTCCGTAGTATTGCTCGGGCTGCATCACCTCCATGGTGATCTTGACCTGCTGGCCACCGTCCTGCTTCACATCAATGGTGGACTCGGTGATCATCACCAGATAGTCACCGGCGGGCATCGGCTCGAAGGTGTCCTGGTGGGCGTTCGGGTCGAAATTGCCTAGACTCGGCATGTGTGTGTCTCCTGTGAGAAATCGAGAAAACTAAAACTGTCGAAACTTGGAATACTCGGAAAAGTCGAAGCTGATCTCATCGGGCATGGCCAGGCGGTTCTTGGCCATGGCGGCTGGCCTGGCGGTACACCTCATGATCCTCTGCCCGGTGGTCTTGCCCTTGCCGATGGTCCGATTGAACCCGGCATCCTCGGCCTGGACGATCTTCTTGAAGTCCGCGAAGAAAACCTCATCACACCATTCGATCAGCAGATTCGTCACATGGTCATGTAGTTTGGGCTGGTAGCGATCATAGCTGGGATGCTCGGGATCTTCAAACTTTTCCACCTTGGCATGGGCCAGGAGGATAATGTCCATCCCTCGGGTGTTCCTGAGGTAGTCCAGCGCGGTGCAGAGGGTGCGGAAGTGCTGGGCGGCAAACCCGTACCCTCGGCCGTATTTGATATCGCCCACCTGGTCCACCCCGGACTCCTGGCAGACCTTCTGCCAGGCCAGCTTCTCGGCCCAGTCTGCGGTGTCCAGGCAGAGGGTCCGAAACTCATGAGGCTCCTGGGCCAGCTCCCCGAGGTAATGCATCATCTGGTCCCACTGCAGGCACAGCGGGAACCTGGCCACCTCGGGCGGCAGGTCATTGGTCCCTTCCTCAGTTGGGAGGAAGATCACCCCTGGAGCCCTGGAGGCCCAGGTGGTCTTGCCGATGCCACCTGGCCCATAGAGCAGGGTCCGGCGCGGCAGGATGTGTCTATTTGTGTCTAAACTGAGCGGCATGTATGTGTCTCCTAATGCCTCGATGTGTCTAAAGGGTC